TCTCTGGCATATTAGCGTACATCCATTTTCTTTGTGCTTGACTTTTAAAAGGCATAATTAATCTAATCCAAGTTCTCTTCTAGTTCGTGCAGGCATACGTTTAAACCTTGTCGCTGGCTCTGTAAACCTGTCTTCTAATATTTTGTTAATCTGGTCACTAATTCTACCAAGTTCTGCGGGTGCACCTAACACATATAAAACTTTGGCTGCACCAACCAAAGCAATAAGTCTTTTCTCTTCATCACTTAAAATGTATTCTTCATCTCCTCTTGTTATAACCCCATCATTTATTAAATTAGAAAGAGACTCAAACATTTTTACTACCTCACTAGGCCCAACTGTTATTGTACCTAAATCTGTTTCTAATTCTCTTGGCGTATTATAAAATTGAAAAGGGTCTTCTTCATTCTTTAATATATTTCTCATAACAAAATTTAAACCTTCAAGAACGTAGTAGTCTGACACAGGTATAGGGCTAAATAAATCTACAGCCATTGTACCCATTCTTGATTTCAAATAATTGTCGTAGTTTTCTTTCTTTTTTTCTTCATCATCAAAGTCTGTTAAAGCATAAGCTATTTCTTTCATACTATTAGCTATAAAAATAGACATAGCATTAAACATTAACATTTCTGTTTTAATACCAGCAAGTGACCTTGCTGCTATTATTTTATCTTCTTTACTTGCTTCTCCTAAGACAACATTCCAATCAGTATACATTCTAGTTTTTAAATTTAAAAGAAAGTTTGAGAATGGAAGAAACACAGCTATAAGTGCTCTTGTTGTAGGACTTCTATCTCTATACCAAGCACCTTGAAGTTTTTGGTCTGATGTATTTTGTTGTCTATCCACTTGACGCTGAGCATAATCTGCCGCATCTTGATTTAATTTGTGATTTGCCCAATCAAAAGTCGGGCTACCTATTTCTATGTTGCCCTGCTGTTTCATGTTTTGTATATAAAAAGCTAACCATGAAGCTTGAGCTGTCACTGCGTCGGGATATTTTAAAAGGTATTCTAGCGAACGGTCTGCTAAAGTATTTAAAGCTTTCTTAGTTTTGGTATACGCATTAGGATTTAAAGCTTCTTCTTGAAGGGTCACGTCTGCATCATCCAAAATAGTTTCTTGACCAACACCTCTATTTACTATAGCCATACCTGAATTTTTTAGAAACTTTCTAGCGTCGGGATTACTAATGAAAGCTGTTAGTCCCTCTGAAGCATTAGTAACTCCCGCTGTAACTAGGGTACTCGCGTATGGACTAAGTTGTTTAAAAAATTGACCTACACTTCCTAATGCTTTTACAACACCAAATTTAGAAAACCCTCTGACCATATCGTTAAATAATTTATTTGTCCCTGGCGGTAGTTGCCCTTGTTGTCTTATATCATCTACATAACTCGCCAACCTTTCTTTAACGATTCTTCTATCAGACTCATCCTCTACTATTTCCTCAAAAGCTTTACTTTCTAAAAAACCACTTACTTTAAAAATAGTTTCTGCTGTATTAATATTCATTAAAGCTTTTGTTAAGGCTCTCATATTAGTAGAGTCAAAACTTAAATCTACATATTGGTTTGCATCCAGAGTATTAATTCTTTTGTTTTCTAATAAAACACCTGTTTGTTTGTTTCTTAATTTATTATTTACATATTCAAATGATTTAAATATTCTGTCTGTTATAGCAGGAGTTTGTTTAGTTCTAAAACGAGATATATTATCAGGAGTATAAAAAACATCAGGGTCGAGTAAAGCATTATACATATTATAATTAATGTCACGCAGCTGCGGATAATACTCGCTCCATTTATCTGTCATCCATTGAACAGCATTTTTATTTATAGCATCTACTTTAGACTCTACTTCTGCAGCGTTGTTGGAATCTTTTAATATCTTATCATATATTTCTTGGTAAACATCGGCTCTTGCATTGTCATCGTTTTCTCTTAATCTTTCAATAGACTTATTCACTAATTTTTTTCTTCTTGCAAATTCTATATCTTGTTCAGCTTGAGTACCCGTAACATTTCTCCTTGTAAAAGCATACATTCCTCTTTCTATATTGTTACGAGATGAATTAAAACTTTTACCATTAGGTTTTTTGTTATAAAATTCTTTGTTATACTCTTTAGCTATATTTCTGCTTGTTGTTTCTGATTCTGCTGCTTTATTAAATAACTCTTGTATAAAAGATTTTTTCATAAAGTCTGTTCCTTTAGTCAATCCTTTAAACATGTTATCAATCATCATAGGAAAAGTTCCTATGTTTTCTAACCATCCTTTATATAGTTTTAAATTTCCAATGTTTAATATTATTCCTAATTTACTAAACACATCATTTATTGGAGTGGCTTTTACACCTTCCTCTTTTAATAACTCAGCGCTTCTACTTCCAACATAAGTGCTTGCAACAGCTCCCATTCCTCCTGTACTTCCGTTAGTTGCAAACTGAATCAAAGCATCTAATGCTAACAAAGCGTCTTTAGTGCTATCTAGCTTTGTTACATCAATTTCCATAAAACTTTTAATTAATCTTTTCTGGTCTTTATTAATATTTATAGGCTGTCCACTGAAAGGGTCTTTACCGGTTTTTAATATTTTATCTATTAAAGTAGAGTATACTTCAAAAGCATTTTTAACTGCAGCTCTAATAAACTTTTCATTATTATCTAATGTTTTTTTAACTTCATCTTCTTTTTTTGTGTCTAAAGATTCTACTATTTCAATCATTTCAGACAACGAAAATTCAGAAGGAGCTAGACCTGTCAATTCTTCAAAAGTATCTTCAATAATTTCTATAGCTCTTTCTTGTGCTGATTCAAGCTCAGGTTTAGTATACGCTTGTAAGTCAGCAATATTAACTGCGCCACCAACAAAAAGTTTTGTTCCTCTTCTCTTGGAAGGAGTAAGACCCTTATCAACTTTAATAGCTTCATTTATATAAGCATCTAAGTCAGCTACTTCATTAGGGTTTATTTTTAAAAATTCTTGTACCGCTTCAACCACATTAGGGTCTAAACCTTTTCTTGTTATTTTTCTATTTATAGATTTTAATAATGAAGCTATTTCTTCAAATTTAGTTTTTGTTTCTGCTTTTACAAATTTATCTTTAATAAGTTCATAAGTTTCAGCAACCTTATTAGGATTATTAAAATCAAGTTCATTCACCCTTCTTATCAATGCCTTCACTGACCTACTATTTATCTTCCCCTTGGCTTGTAAATTATTTATAAGATTTATAAAAGCTTTTTTTCTTATTTCAGGCGTTAGTTTTTCATCTCCTAATTTTCTTAAAACTCTGCCTTGTAATTGAATTATATTAGACGGTGTTACTTTTTCTATTTCTTCATTTATATTTCTAGGTACACCACCTGGTAGCTCTAAATAATCTCTTACTTGTAGGTTGTTTGCTTTAGCATCTATATTAGCCGCTTCTTTTACTCTATCAAATAACTCAGACGGCGCTAACTTTTCTAATCTTTCCATCGCTCTTTGTAGCACGTTTCTTCTTTGTCTTAAAGTTATATCTTGACTTGCTTTAGGATTTAAAATTTGCTGAATAACTTTTTCTAATTGCTCATCTTCTTGGTTTCTTGATTTTTGTTCTGCTTCTAGCGATATACCCGCTTCTGTTTGGCTACCAATTTGTTGTAGCTGTGTATTTATTTCTGCTAATTCATTTACATATTCAACTCCCAATTCTGGGTCAACATTATCTGCTTCTAACAAAGATTGTAATTCTCTTTTTCTTTGAAGTAAAGGTATTGCTTCTGTCTGTTGCTCTGATGTTAAATCTAATTTTTGTACTCCATCTAAAACTGATATGGCTTCTTCAAAATTTAATAGAGCCTCCGCTGCTTGCTCAGAAGTTAAGTCTCCGTTTTCTACTTGTTTAATTAATTCAAGTTGTAAAAATTTTTGAGCAGCAGGAATATTGACTATAGGTATTTGGTCTAATTCAATTTGAAAGTCTTCGGCAGTAAAGATGTCTAGCAAGTTATCGTACTTAGATTCCTCTAATACTTTATTTAAATTTGCTTTTTCTCTAGCGTTTCTTATGTATCCAAATCCCGCTGGAGCACCTGCAAGTGGGCCACCAACTGCACCCCCTATTAAAAAAGTATCTGCTAATTCATAAAATAAATTATTAAAAGCTGTTTCGTCATCCAGCAAACTTGCATCTAAAAGTTTTTCAGTTAACAGGGTTGTACTTTCTGAGCTTCCCTCTAATCCAAATCCTTTTCCAAATTCTCTTAATGTGGTGTTTAAAAAAGAACGAGCTTCTTTCTGAGTCATTCCTTGCATAGCTTTATAAGCACCTCTCCCTAAACCTCTTGTAACTAATTCAAACGCTCCTTCTGCTATACCTGTACCTATTGCATTTTTTGTAGCATTTAAACTTCTTGGCACACCTTCATCTTGAAGTTCTCTGCTTTTACCTGCTGCAGAACCTGCCCCAATTGCTCCAAATCCAAATCTACTAGAAAGCACAACAGCTAATGACGGTATTGCACCTACCATTTCAGCTCCCAACCTTCTTAATCCTTGTCCAACTTTTTTAGCATTAAAAGAAAATAAGTCTTGGGTTATAGAGTTTTCAAACTGTAACATAGACTCCTCTATTTCTTCTGCAGCTGCTAACATATTGTCAGAAAACTTATTTAATTTTTTCATACCATAATAGTCTGCGAGTTCTTGTCTTGATAAATCTCCTGTTTGTTCTTCAATCGCATCAAAATACATAGAGGTAATTGAATTACTAAATTCAGCCCAAGATATAGGAGCACGGGATATATTAGAAATTAATCTGTTAGTGTTAGCATTAAATTTTTTTACAGCTTCTTCTCCTAAGATAGCGTCAGACTGCATGTATCCTTGAATTTTTTCTAGCGTTTTTGGAATAAATTCTTTAAACCTACCCATAAAACTTTTACGTGGATTTTCTACACCATACGTTTCGTAAGGGTCATAAGCTTCTTCTTCTACTTTACCAATTTCTATTTCAACATCATCAGGTATTTCGAATCTTAAAGAATCAAGTTTTTCTTGCCTTTGAAGCAAATCAGTTTCTAATGAATCTACTTCAGATGTTAGTCTATTTAATTCTTCAAATTCAATATTGGTTACAGGAATATCTTGACCAACAACATTAGGCTCTCTTTGTTCGATTTGATTTTTTAATGAATTTAATTCTCTTTGTTTATCTAAAAGAATTTGTCCAGTTGCATTTATACTATCTTGCTCAGCTCTAAACTCTTCTTCCAACCTGGATTGTTCCAAACCACCAGCCTCCAAGTCTGAAACCATAGTGTCTCCTGTAAGGCTTGGTTTGACCACGTCCAGATTGTCTTTTTTTTTTACTCCCATAAGGGTAGCAAAATCATCTA